TCCGTTACGTTAACTGCGGAATCCCTCCCGTTACTTTCCACTTCGCAAACTGCAAACCACAATTTTTCGTATGGTTGGATCACGTCTGGCTCAACTACCGAGAAAACCCCGGAAGTTGGAGCAAAAAGCAACTCGGAGGTAAGTAACAAAAGTGTTATTAGTAGTGTTCTCATCGTAGCTTATTAAAAATTCTCCTTACAATATAACCTCTTAATATACTTGCAAATGTAAAGATAAGAGTTATTATTATATTCTGCTCTATCCTGACCGGAATATTTAAGGCCGGATAGATTAATAACTGAATCCCGAAACTGATTAATAAACCGGTAAATGTATTAGTCAGCGATTCGATCAGAGATAACTTCTTCTTTTGCATTTTCGAGTTCTGTAAATAGATTCGGCTGGATAGTTCTGGATTCTATCTGTTTCATGTTCTGTAAAAGAATCCTGAAATAAGACTTTTTAAGCTCTATTAATATAGCCTTACGCCCCAGCCTCACGGCCTCATAACCCTCCGACCCGATACCCCCGAACGGAGTTAATACCGTTTCGCCAGGATTCGTATATAGTTTAACGCACCTTTCAATGGTTCCAAGCTGGAGGGGACATATGTGCTTTTCGTCGTCTTTATCTCTGGCAGTTGAATATTGAAGTGTGTCGCTTTCATGTATGCCCGTCCATATACCACCAGCCCAATCAATCCATAGTTCGTTATCTATCTCTCCATTATCAACCGGTTTAACCGGGACTTCGGGATCTCCGGCTTTCTTAAAAATAAGTATATGATCAAGTAATGCCGGTCGGCTTGCTAATGAATCCTTGCGGAGTTGTGTAAATAATAACCCCTTTGCCTTTGTTCTGATAGCCTGGGCCTGCGGGTTTTTAGTTACAATAGCCCTGCCATAAAAAGTCCAGCCCTCTTTAGTGTGCGCCTCAATAACAGCCCCCGGAAAATCCCTGACACCAATATACCCGTCTTTCATTTGCATTGCCGGTATGTCAGATGTATGCACACATGATACTCTCCCTGGTTTTGTAATCCTCAACAGTTCTTTAATAATGAATGAATAATGATAAAAAAACTCCTGCCAGTCTTTGCTATTACCGAGATCCCTATTTGTGGCTGAATATGTATAAAGATCAGCAAATGGCGGAGAATAAACAGACAGATGAATAGAATTATCTTTTAACTCTTTCAGCTTCTCGCAACTATCAGCAAGATAAGCCTCAAATTTTTCTGACTTATATTCTTCCGGCTCATATCCAGTATCAATCAAAGATACATTTTTACCAAGTTCTTCCATTTCATATAGTTTTACTTCGTTAATTAATCCGTTCATCATGCGTTCTGCCATTTCTGCTTTTTTCTTTACATTTTCATAAATGGCCGTTTCAATATCTGAGATTATTATATAAACATTAACCGGTTTATTCTGCCCAAACCGATAACACCGGCGAATAGACTGGTAAAATGACTCCCAGCTATCAGATAATCCGTAAAATATTATGTTATGACAGTTTTGGAAGTTCATGCCAAACCCGCCTATCTTTGACTTCGTTACAAGCACCCTAATAAATCCGTCCTGAAAGTCCTCAAAACACTTGGCTTTATATTCCGGTGCATCAGTACCTTTGACCTCGACCGAGTCATATACACTTTCTTTAGCTGATCTGCTTTCAATATCCAACCCGCACCAAATTATCCATTGTTCCCCATTTCCGGTCAATTCTTTGATGCGTTCTATCTTATTCGATATTGTCTGTTTCCTTATATCTGATCTTTGCTTCAACCCCTTCAGTCCACTAAAAAACAATTCATCGGTAGGCCGGTAATCAGATTCGGTTATTAGCGGAACAATATTAAGCTCCGGGAGTATGTACCCATCATCCGGATAATCTAAATCAGATGGTTTTCTTATTGCCATAGCCCACGAGGAGAGCCACCTGAAATAATCCTTTTGCCCGTGGTATCTCAGTCTCCATTCTGTCCCGTGTTTATTACTATGTTTGATTCTTATTACGTCGTCATTCTCTGTAACTATCTCACTCGTTTTATTCCCATTAACAAAATAAGTAGATAGCATTTCAGCAGTCGAACATATTCCCAGGAACTCAGCATGGTTGCCTAATTCAGTATAATCATTTGGGGCAGGAGTCGCCGTACAGCACAAACGATATTTAACTGTTTTAAAATATTTAATCAACTTTAATCTTGTCTTGCCGTCGATTGATTTTAATATAGAACTCTCATCTAAAACTATCGCATTAACATTTCTGACATTATTAAAGTTCTCAATATTCTCATAGTTGGTAATAAATATCCCTTCGGTTATCTCGCTCTGATTTCTGATATAGACTACATTAATACCTATCTTTTTGCCCTCCCTTATTGTCTGCCTTGACACTGATAATGGGGCAAATATTAAGACACTCCCTCCTATAATCCGTCCCCATTCAAGTTGGATAAATGTTTTCCCTAATCCCGTATCAGCAAATACGGCACACCGCCCTTTATTAACAGCCCACTTAACTATGTCTTTCTGGAAGTCGAAAAGAATAGGATTAATAGATTCTCTATCAATCTCAAATCCGACTGACTTTATACGCTGTTTCTTTGTGTCGAGAAATTCTCTATACTCCATAACTATATCTTTTTCAACAATCTCTCACAATATTCTCTTCCGAACTGCCGGTGAAACTCCGTCTCCAGAACGTCGCACCTTTCGGAATCGTACCGCATAGCCCGAAGATCAGCTATGTTTTTTTCGATAACGTCGTAGTCGCCTTTACGTTCAATTAAAGCACGGGTTATCTGCTCAAAGAACTCAAACCGGCGAGCCTTCAAAGCCTGCTTCTTCCCGTATTCGACGACCCAGTAAACCACAAGCCGGGTAAAGAGTACGCCCAGCACAATGACGATGATTAATGTTTGTAGTTTATTCATAACGTGTCGTTTTCCTGGAATACCTCTTCGGTAATCCTGATTTCATTTTTCAGCATCTTCTCAATAGCGTAAAAGTTCTTTGCATAAAAAGCATCCGTATCCCGCTGGTTCCTTACAGACCTCAGAGCATGGAGTATAGTCGCATGGTTAAGCGTCCCCCGGCGGGTCTTGCCGGTAAACTTAGTCGCCGTATATCCGCAGGACAAGTTAAGCAACTCCTCACAGAAGTAAATAGCAAGATGTTTAGCCTTAATAACGCTCTTATCCCTGGCAGTAGAATAAACCTTTGTGATGTCCTCGTGAAAGTAATCACAGACAATCTCAGTGATTTTTTCGGGTGTTAGTTCCATAGTATATGTTTTGGTTAAAATAAATTCATCTGAATCGTAGGATTATAATTTGCATCATATCTCTTATTATCTCCTTTAGGATATGGATATATTTCATAAATCAAATCAGACTTCATTTTTGATACTTCTTTTCTATTCCCCAAAAACATTAAATAACGATGTTTTTTTGTATATTCTCCCGCAACCAATCCTGCTGAAATCTTTTTTTCTGCACTCGTTAATCCTTTTTCTGATAATGTCCTTTGATGGATTTCCTCTCCATTTAAAAACCATTCCCTCTCATGTATTTGATTAAGCCCCGTATACATCCAATTTGTAGCCTGATAGATATATCCATTATGACCAAATGAATAATCAGCATAAGAAACAATACAACATGGTTTAGGAATCAACTGTAAACATTTTGAAACAAAATAAGATAAAACATTTTTTTCAAGTCCTTCATTTATAACAAGTCTATTTAATTCATAAGTTTTAATACGAAACGTTTTAAAAATAGCCTCACCGTTATTCATTGATCTTGGAGGACATCCAAAAGTACAAACCCCAATCAGAATATTATCCTGAAAAATACCAAAAGCATATTCAATACTTGGTACTCTTTTTGCATAGTGTTTGTATAAAATCCACTCTTTAGTTAATAATGGATTTATGCTATTGACAATATATTTATCTTTTATTGTCATAATGTTTTGGTTCGTTTTCAAAAGCAAAGATAAAAAGATTTTAATTAACAGTCAAT